AATTGCTGGGCAAGCACTCAGATATTGGCCTCTTTACAGAGCGCAGCGAGATCACAATCAATCACACAACCAGCGAAGCGTTGGAAAACAGCATCAAAGACAGGATCAAACGCCTGCTGAACTCAGATGTGACGGACATAGCCCCGCTAGACGACCTCGACTTGCAGTTGGGGCCGGAGAAAAGTGTGGTTGAGATGCAAAAAGAAGCCGAAGAAGTGCCCAAAGAGGAAGAAAAAGAAGAAAAAAAGGGGGAAACCAATGAGTGAGCGCAATATTTACTATTGCGTGGTGTGTGGGCGAGCCATTGAGGCTGACGATCATGATGTGTTTGTGCATGATGACGTGCCGCACCCCCTTGACATGGACTTTTCCGAAGAGGATAAGCCCCAATGAGCACCCAAAACACCCCCGAACCGTCACTCAAAGACCTTGAAACGCTGATTGCCAGCGGAAAACTGACTGAAAGTGACCTCAGAACGATTGAGGCACAGTTAATTAGGTTGGAGAAGTTGAAGGATAGGGAACTTTGCCAGACTAAGTTCATTAAATTCGTCGAAAAGGTGTGGCCAACCTTCATATCAGGTGCGCACCACAAGAGAATGGCCGAAGCGTTCGAGCGCGTGGCGCGTGGAGAGCTTAAAAGGCTCATCATTAACATGCCGCCCCGGCACACTAAGTCAGAATTTGCCTCTTATCTTCTACCGGCTTGGTTTTTGGGGAAATTCCCTCACAAAAAGGTAATTCAGACCTCCCATACAGCCGAGTTGGCGGTGGGCTTTGGTCGTAAGGTAAGAAACTTAGTAGACACGGAGACATACCATGAGATTTTTCCTGATCTTTCTTTGTCCGCAGATTCAAAGGCTGCTGGCCGATGGAATACTTCTCGTGGTGGCGACTACTTTGCTATTGGCGTAGGCGGTGCAGTGACAGGTAAGGGTGCCGACATCCTCATCATTGACGACCCGCACTCAGAACAAGAAGCAGCCATGGCTGCGATCAACCCAGACGTGTATGACAAGGTGTATGAGTGGTACACGTCAGGCCCGCGTCAGCGTCTGCAGCCGGGTGGGGCGATCGTCATCGTGATGACGAGGTGGGCGCAACGCGACCTCACCGGGCAGGTCTTAAAAAGTGCAGCGCAGCGTGGTGGTGAAGAATGGGAGGTCATTGAGTTCCCGGCCATCCTCCCAAGTGGCAACCCGCTATGGCCACAGTTTTGGTCGATTGAGGAGCTGTCAGCCCTCCAAGAGGAATTGCCCAACGCCAAGTGGCAGGCGCAGTACCAGCAGAACCCGGTGGGCAACGAGAGTGCGATTGTCAAACGAGATTGGTGGAAGTGGTGGGAGGAGGACGACCCGCCTGTGTGTGAGTACATCCTCCAGACTTGGGATACGGCGTTTGAGAAAACCAACCGGGCCGACTACTCCGCAGGGACGACTTGGGGCATCTTTAACTTTGATGAAGACAATGGCCAGCCCAACATCATCTTGCTTAACGTCTACAAAAAGCGTGTTGAGTTCCCAGAATTGAAGCGCGACGTGCTCAGAGAGTACGAAGAATTTGAGCCAGATGGCCTTTTGATCGAGAAGAAGGCGTCAGGAGCTCCTCTTATATATGACTTGCGGGCGATGGGTATACCTGTGCAGGAGTACACGCCAAGCCGGGGGCAGGACAAAATTGCCCGTTTGAACAGTGTTTCGGACATAATTGCGTCAGGGAAAGTGTGGGTGCCTCGGACACGCTGGGCTGAAGAGCTCGTGGATGAGATCGCTGCCTTCCCGTCAGGTGAGCACGACGACTTGGTTGATGCGACCACGCTGGCCCTCATGCGGTTCAGACAAGGTGGGTTCCTGCGGTTGCCAAGCGACGAGCCCGAAGAAATTAAATTGTTCAAGTCCAGCCGACGGGCTGCGTATTACTGAACGCTGAATGAGGATTCATCATGGCCACAAGCGGAATTGACAAGTCGGTGTACCAAGCCCCTCTGGGTATTGACGCAGGGTTAGGCGAAGGACTAGACGAGATGGGGGGCGATATGCCCGCCATTGAGATCGAGATTGAGAACCCTGATGGGGTCAGAGTTGGCATCGACGGGGTTGAGATTGACCTGATGCCCGAGGACGACAAGGGCGAGATTGAGTTTGATGCCAACCTCGCTGAGCACATGGACGAGGGTGAGCTTGAGAGTCTGGCGTCTGATCTGGTTGGTGAGTTTGAAGCCGACGTGGCCTCACGTAAAGACTGGGTTGAGATGTTCGTCAAGGGCCTTGAAGTCCTTGGCATGAAGTATGAGGAGCGCACAGAGCCGTGGAACGGTGCATGTGGCGTGTACTCTACAGTGCTGACAGAAGCAGCAGTCAGGTTCCAGTCAGAAACCATCATTGAGACATTCCCCGCCCAAGGGCCGGTCAAGACCGAGATCATTGGGGCGATCGACAAACTGAAAGAAGAAGCGGCGGCGCGGGTTCGTGACGACATGAACTACCAGCTCACCGAGGCCATGCCTGAGTATCGCCCCGAGCACGAGCGCATGTTGTTTAATTTGGGGCTTGCGGGCTCTGCGTTCAAGAAGGTCTACTATGACCCGAGCCTTGGGCGTCAGACTGCGGTGTTCATCCCCGCTGAAGACATCATCATTCCCTACGGCAGCAGCGGCGCACGCACGGCGGAGCGAGTCACCCACGTGATGCGCAAGACCAAGAACGACGTCAAGAAGTTACAGGTGGCTGGGTTCTACCGCGACGTGGACTTGGGCGAGCCGACTCAGATTCACACGGACGTCGAGAAGAAAAAGGCCGAAGAGTCTGGCTATTCTCTGACTGAGGACGAGCGCTATCAGTTGCTTGAGATGCAGGTGGACTTTGATCTGCCGGGCTTCGAGGACGAGGATGGCATCGCTGTTCCGTACATCATCACAATCGATCGGGGGAGCAACAAGATTCTCTCGATCTACCGCAACTGGGAAGAGGAAGATGTCCTCAAGCTCAAGCGGCAACACTTTGTTCAATACGACTACATTCCCGGATTTGGCGCATATGGATTCGGATACATTCATCTCATCGGTGGTTACGCCCGTGCTGGCACTGCTCTCATTCGTCAGCTTGTGGATGCTGGTACGCTCTCTAATTTGCCGGGTGGCCTTAAGTCTCGTGGCTTGCGTGTCAAAGGAGACGACACCCCCATCGCACCGGGAGAGTTCCGCGACGTAGACGTCCCATCGGGCTCTATCAAAGACAACATCATGACGCTCCCGTACAAGGAGCCGTCGCAGGTGCTGGCCGCGCTGCTTGAGCGCATCACCGAAGAAGGCCGACGCCTTGGGTCGATTGCTGACATGAAGGTCAGCGACATGAGCGCTAATGCTCCTGTGGGCACAACGCTTGCCATTTTGGAGCGCCAGCTCAAGACCATGTCTGCCGTGCAGGCGCGGGTTCACTATTCGATGAAGCAGGAGTTCAAGCTCCTCAAGAACATCATCCGTGACTACGCCCCGACCGAGTACGAGTATGACCCCGATGGTGGCGACCGCAAGGCCAAGCAGTCTGACTATGACATGGTCGAGGTCATTCCGGTCAGCGATCCCAACAGCGCCACGATGGCGCAACGGATCATGCAGTACCAAGCCGTGATTCAGTTGGCCTCTCAAGCCCCGCAGATTTATGACCTGCCTCAGTTGCACCGTCAGATGATCGAGGTGTTGGGCATCAAGAACGCTGACAAACTCGTGCCCGTCACTGATGACATCCAGCCCAAAGATCCGATCAGCGAGAACATGGGCTTCCTCAAGGGCGAGCCCACCAAGGCGTTCATCATGCAGGATCACGATGCTCATATTGCAGCACACACAACGTTCATGCAGGATCCGATGATTGCGCAGATTATGGGGCAGAACCCCATGGCGCAGCAGATGATGGGTGCCATTCAAGCGCATATTGCCGAGCACCTTGGCTTCGTGTATCGCAAGAAGATCGAAGAGCAGTTGGGTGTTCCGATGCCGCCTCCCGGAGAGCGCCTGCCCGAGTCTATCGAGCTGGAGTTGTCCCGCCTGCAAGCGCAAGCGTCAGTTCAGTTGTTGCAGAAGAACACTGCCGAGGCCCAGCAACAGCAAGCCCAGCAGATGCAGCAAGATCCGATCACGCAGATGCAGCAAAAAGAGCTGGAGATCCGTGCGCAAGAAGCCCAGACCAAAGCACAAAAAGTGCAGGGCGACTTGCACATCAAGGCTCAGGAGTTGCAGCTCAAAATGCAGGAAGCGGCCAAAAAAGGTGGCGAAGACCCCGCTGTCAAAGCTGCCATGGCCCAGCAAGAAATGCAGCAGAAAGAACAGTTGCACCAGCAGAAGATGCGACACACTGAGCAGCAAGCCCAGATTCGTGCCCGTCAAGCGCTGATGAAAGCTGCCAAGAAACCCGAGAATAAAGGCGATTGATGACCCAGCCACTTGTGTCAATTCTCATGCTCACCTACAACGGTGTGCAGTTTGTTAAACCTGCTATCGACAGCGTGTTGAAGCAAACGTATCCGAACTGGGAGCTGATCGTCAACGACGACGGCTCTACAGATGGCACATGGGAGTTGGCACAAACGCTAGCGTCCAAA